GTTTCCCAGTCACGATCACGTTCTATATTTGGTGCATTTATTTTGGGCGCTTTAAAAGGTTGAGAAGATTCAAGACTTTTAATAACTTTTTTAAGGAGTTTATAACCTTGTCCATATAATTCTGCCTCCGGTAATCCTTTTTGTTTTAATATTTTGTCCATTTTATAAAGATCACGTTGATCTGATTGTGTAGCTATATCACTAGCTACTTTTGTGTTTTCCATGTCTAAACGCTTTTTCATTATATCTAATTCTTGTAATCGTATTCCCATGCCGAAGAAGTCTGGCATGCTGATCTGTGGTGCTTGCATTACTGCAGAGGCACCAGCTGGTGTAGAAGCTCCGCTTCCTCCGCCAGCGCTTAGAATTGGGTTTAGTCCGGCAGCTTTTAGATCAGCTACTTCGCGTTGATGAGCAGTATTGGACATTTCTCTTTGAAATTCCATTTGGTCACGTGCGATGTCTCTGTTTGCTGCGTTTGTTGAAGCTACATTTTGTGAATTAAATATGTTTCCTAGGACGGCACCTCCAAGGGTGCCTCCTAGCCACATTGCTGGTGTGATAGCCATTATAACCTCGTCAATCCTGGAATTGAGAACATAGGTAATGTTCTAGCTATTTTTCCATGGAATATTGTGTTGAGCCAGATTGGATCGGCTGTGGCCGCAGAAATGGCGATGTTTCTGGATATTGGAGTTGAACTCTGAATCCAGCTACTTCCCAAAGTAGGAAGAGAAGAATAATCGTCGGCCATGTGCATGCTATCGAGAGGCGTCGCATAATTGCTCCTGAACTCTCCAGATACTCGATTTAAACCGTAACGAAGTTCGTAAGCATATTCTTGGAAGCCGAATGTTGCGTTGTCATTTGCGTCAACGCCTTGAAAATAAATTTCCGAGTTTTTAACTGCTACTTCGCCTAAGTTTGCGAATTCTGGTTGATACCAATCGTATCGGGTTTTGTATTGGAACTCTTTAGGTAAGCCTTCTTGATATGTTATATTTGATCTAGCGTTTATCAAGATCATGAATACTCCATGTTCAACGAATGAATGGGTAACGTTAAAGGCGCTCATAGATTGAGAGAATTGAGTTAAGAAGCCAGCTGGTGTTGATCCGCCTGTTAAACCAGTTGCTGAAGTTTGAGGCACTACATGTCCATCAAATGAGAATGTTTGGCCTCCTAAGTATTCCGGCCGCATAAGGCGGAAATCCGGTACTGTGACGCCCCATCTATGCTGCAACGCTTCCACGTCACGAGTTCCACCTCGAGCGTCTGCTTCGAGTAAATGTTGAACTGCTATAGATTGTCGTAATTGATTTACAGTGGCTGCAGTTGCAGTTGATAGATCTGCATATAATGATCCATTTGGATTGAATGATAAATCATTAGTTCCGGAATCACGAAGATTTCCGGTTGTAGTCATAGATGTTGCTCCGGCTAAGGGGGCTCCTCCGCCTGTAACAATCCATTTGGATTGAATTGCCGATCTATTTAAAATTTCTGCTGAAGTTCCTAAAGGAAGTGTTACTGCTGTGCCTTTTTGTGCACTAGTAAGTGCTGATGTAAATCGATCGTGTCTTTTTCCTCGTTTTAATAAAACGTAGTTTGCTGCTGTGTCTGGTCCATCTCCTAGGTCGACTGTTACTGGAGGTTGTAAGTTTTCGTCTCTATAATTTTCGTTCCAAATTAAATTGTAAGAACGCGCTGCGTAATTGTTAATATGAGCCGTGGTTGTGCTCATGTTAATTTTGGTTGGCATTCCTAAATAGTCATAAAGACTTTTTGATGTAAAGCCTCCAGCTCCTAGAGCTGTTACGTTAATTTTTGGTGATGTGAGTGCAGAGTTATCTTGTGAAGGGCCTCCAGGTTGGGCGTTAAATTGATATCTTGCCCAGTTCGTTTGGATGAGTCGCATTGGTACAAACCAAGCGTGTACATCAAAATATAGGTCATCAAAGAGTGGTCTGATTTGAGTTTGAAGCCTGGCAAGAGCACCTAGTGTTCCACTGATAGTGTCTCCAGGGTAAATATACTTGTGGTACAGCGGATAGAGGTAATCGAATTGAATCGTCGTTGCGTGTTTGTCCGCAATCGAGAATGAGTTCCTCGTACGCGAAATCGTCGGTACTGAGGCAAAATGGGCATTTGCCCCTGTGTCTGTTTTTAAATGCATAAATTCTCCTTTTAGAATTTTTCATTGTTGTTAATCTTTTTGTTTAGTTCATAGAGCGCATTGTCTCCTGATTTTTTAAAATCAGGTTCGTTTTTTGTTTGTAAATAAGTTTGTATTGTTTGCTTCCATAGGTCAGCTTTTTTTTCAATATGTTCTTTTTTTGACTCGAGATATTGAAGCCAGAGATCTGCAATTTCTTTATTGGGTTTGTCTCCGAGTTTTTCTGTATTTCTGAAAGGTGTATATATCTTTTTTCTTTCGTGATTGTCGAAAAAGAAAGATTGATCATAGAAATGACAATAGTGTTTATGAGCAAGTTTTTCGAAATACCTCGGGAGTGGGACATGTTTGCCGCCGAATGGTATGAATCCAAGATTCATTATTTGTTTATAATTGCTGTAAAAGTAGGGTTTTCCTAAACCGGAATGTTTTGATTGTGCTTTCTTTGTAGAATCGTTATTTCCGTTCTTGATATCTTTCTGAGTATATTGAGCCTGATACATTGCCGATGCTTCCGAGACGTCTGCAATCGTATTGAAGCCATAGGGCCATAGTTTTTCGAGTAGTTTTGAAGTATATATAGGCAGAGCATTTTTGTATGTAAAAATTTCTTTATCGCTGAAGTCATAGTTGAATACTATTAGGTGCCAGTGTTTTTTTCCGTTTTTACCGTACTCATGTACGTTGAATATTTCTATTGTTTTTTGTTCTTTGGCGGCTTCTTTTCGAAGACGCTTTTTAAATTTTTGAATATCGGAATAAGAGAGGTTATTTGAGTAACCTGGCTGGGTTTCATCATAAGTAAGAGTAAGAAAGCAATTGTGATGATAGCTGGATGCGTGAAGAACGCATCGAGTTGCAAGTTCTCTAGCATTTTTCCTCCTACAGGATAGGCATTTATTGCAGTCAAATAGCATTTGAGCATTTGCTCTAATTAAGTCTGATGCCATAGACCAATTTCTGTAGATTGTTCGGTTGTCTGACCGAAATACTAAAACAGGATCGCTGCAGCTCAATTTGCCCCCAAATTGCCGTTTTTTTTATAAGGGGGGTGTTACCCCCCTGTCCCCTAAGATTTCTTTTGATCTTGCGGATTTATTTGCGGATTCCCCCGCGCATAACGCTTTTAACTGTGTTCCCAGGATGGGTTTTAGATGTTGCTTTAAAGACTTTGCGGTCTTTTGCTTTGGATAGGGATTGTCTTCTCATTTTTTGCCTCCTTTTTAAGCATTGGTGTCAGTGGGCATTAGTTAGTCAAGTAGCGAGCATGCCCACTTGCCTAATTTCGCATGTCTGCGTCTTGTCCGATAGCTTCCATTATCGGTTGTCTTGGGACTTCTACAAGTCCTGAAGGTTGAGCTAATACTCTAAGATCATGCATGTTGCATACGTGCTCAAGGATAATTGTTTGGATTTGACCTGTTTTGCGGTCGTAAGTTCCGATGCGGAAGATTTGATAATCTTCTGCGTTTACTAAGAATTTGTTTTGTCTTTGTTGTGGATCTTTGAACATGTTTATGATTTGACGCTGCAAATCAAGATGATTGATAGCGAATGTTGGGATCTCGTAAGATCCAGTTTTTGTGTCGAAGATAGTAAATACTTCGAGGTCTGCTTGATGTTTTGCTTTTGAACCGAACATAAATGTTCTCCCTTGTTATGGCATCGATTGCCGTTAATTGTCGTTTCCTAACTATTTGTTAGGCATTGTTAAAATGTCAATATGTAATTTTTATATTTTACTTGTGTGAAGGGAGGGAAAAGTCCCTCCCTTCCCCCTCTCTTCTGGCCATCCATGGCCGCACTCAAGCGCCGTTTCGGCTTAGCCGCTTACCTCATGTAAGCGGCCCGGTACTTTATGCTCACCAAGTAAGGTAGGTTTTTATACTACGCAAGCTACGTAGGATTTTGGGATACTTTAGATGGTTCGCTAGGTACCGAGCCTATGATTGGTGCGATGTCTCGTTTTTCAAGTATACCTGATTTGATAAGTATATCTTGATTTTGAGGGTTATCTAGGAATTTTAAGAAGTCTAGTGCTGATGAAAATTGCATTCTTGCGTCTAAAGGTAATTTAGACATTAATTCATTCGCTTCTAATACAATATTTTTAGCATCTTGTAGCGATGGCTCTTGCGAGAAGTCATGTCCTAATATTTCTTGTCTATATTGGCTTCTCGCAGCCATAT